AGGAGGAACAATGAAACTCTTGGCATTACTGCCAGTGCTATTTGGCGTACCCATGTGCGAATCCACAGACACCGACACCCGATGCCGCGCACTCATCCCAGCCGCCATCGCTGCCGGCTTCGAGCCTGCCGATTTGGACACGGTCATCGAGATCGCCTACCGTGAATCCCGCTGCACATGGGACGCCGTCTCAGACACCAAAGATTTCGGTGTCATGCAGATCAACGCGAAAACGTGGGAGGAAACATGGGAGGAAATGGGAATGAATCGCACAACGATTCTTGACCCGTACAGCAACATGGTGATGGCGAAGCACATCGCTGACAGGGCTGACGCATACGGTTGCAAGTGGCGACCGTGGTACATGTCCGGTGATTACTGTGACTGACTGGATCAAGCAAGCCGCCTGCCGAGGAATGGACACCAACCTGTTCTTCCCCGAACGAGGCGACACCGACGGACACAACCGAGCCACCGCCATCTGCCGTGCCTGCGATGTGCGTCAGCAATGCGCCCAGTACGGTGCCGAACTTGATAGGCAAGAACTCACACCAGGAATCTTCGGCGGACTATCACAACGCCAACGACGCAAAATGAAAGCCGCATGACCATCACCTTCGGATCGTTGTTCTCCGGCATAGGAGGAATCGACCTCGGGTTAGAACGCGCCGGAATGCGCTGCGTTTGGCAGTCCGAAATCGACCCTTACGCCAGCCGTGTCCTCGCAAAACATTGGCCCGACACACCAAACTTAGGAGACATCCGTGACATCGACTGGGCAACCGTGGAACGAACCGACGTTGTGGCCGGAGGCTACCCATGCCAACCATTCTCCATCGCCGGCAGACACAAAGGAACAGATGACCCCAAACACCTGTGGCCCCACTTCGCCAACTGCCTTCGCGCACTACGACCCCGATACGCAATACTGGAAAACGTCTCAAACCACCTTACTCTCGGATTTGGACACGTTCTCGCAGACTTGGCCGAGATCGGGTATGACACGAGATGGGACTGCCTACCAGCTGCCGCCGTCGGCGCCCCGCACCTCCGCGATCGCCTATTCGTTATCGCAAGGCTCCAACGGGCCGAACAGCGACGGCCTATGGCCGACAGCAACAACGCAAGACCATGCGACCCGCTACAAACAGGGTGGGATGCCCCTTGGGATGGCGGCACGGATAGCGGACGGACCCAATGGGCAGCTGAACCCGACGTGGGTCGAGTGGCTTATGGGGTTCCCGCAAGGGTGGACAGACTTAGAGGCTTAGGTAACTCGGTTGTCCCACAAGTTGCGGAGCATGTCGGAAGGATCGTCATGGGAGACGCACAATGAGTGAGTGGTATGAGCAGGCCGCCTGCCGAGGGCAAGACATCAACATCTTTTACGACAGTTCAGTCAAAGGTGTCAGCCGCCCACACAACAAAGCTCTCGGGTTCTGTAACGGAAACAACGACCGGCCCCCCTGCCCTGTCAGAGAAGAGTGCCTTCGCTTCGCGCTGGGATTCCCCGCCGAATACGACATGTACGGGGTGTTCGGCGGGATGACTGGGGCGCAACGCAGACGGATCAGACGAGGTGACCTGCGCCCGTACAAGCAGCGTGGCCCTGCGCCTCAGGTCATCACCGGATTAGACGACGCAGAATAGACAAGACCCCCGACGCAGAGAGAGGGGAAGCGCCGAGGGTCTTGCCGTCTGGGGGGAATGTCAGCGTAGCAGGTAGAGGTCGTCTGCGATAGCGATGATCGCCTCAAATGCTAACTGGTAAGGGCGGGGCCAGTCATCTTCCCATGATGTTTGTGGTGGGAGTTCTCGCAGTGCGCGAATGACCGCGACCCTAGTGTTGTTGTGGATGTTGTAGGTGTATGTCTTGCGTGCGCCTTCGAGTTTCACGAGGCGACGATGAGTAGGAAGATGACGATGATCCCCATGCCGAGCGCGACCGCCATGTCAGTTGTTCTCCCGTTGTAGTTTCTCGGCGCAGCTCTGGCAGACCCGCATGTCATTGACATAATGACCGGCCCCGTCAGGCACCAAATCAAGGCACCCGTCGCAGTCCCACTCGCTCGGCTGACACTCTTCGCACAGCCAGCCGGTCACTTCCAGATCGGCAGAGTGCGGCCCCTCGAACACGACTTCGACCGTGTTGTCGGCAGGAATACGGTTCACGAACTTGCCGCTACCGAACGACGTATCTTCGCCGCAGTACACGCACAAATCACCAAGGTCTATCGCAGTCATACTTTCAGCGCCCTTTCTCTCAACTCGCACCGCTCGCACGGCTCGTCATACCGGAACGGTTCACCGCAAGCTTCGCACTCGCAATACTCGTCCATCGGCAGAAGTTGGCAGTCCAGCATGTGAAGTAGCAACCCGGTTCCCGAGTGGTAGACGTAGCATCCGTCCACAAGTCGGCGCACAAACTGGTGACGGTCCTCGTCGCTCAGCGTGCCAAACGCGATGTCAACGGCGAGCACCTTGTCACGGTGGTCAACGCTGTCCATAACAATCTCGATGTTGGTTAGCGCTTGATCTCTCATGCTCATGCGTTCACCTCCCGGCGAGCCATAGACAGAACCTCCAACATGAATGCGTACAGATCGTGCGACATCCAAATGTCGCCGGTCTCGTCGTACTGGTAATCGCCATCTTCCAGCCGTGTGTAACCGGAATCTTCCGCCCACCGATCCAACCGAATCCGCATCTCGCGAATCTCGTCCGGCCCAATCATTTCGTCCATCGGCATGATGGCAAAACACAAGTCGCAAAGACTGATGTTGTGGTCAAGAGGCGCGTCGCACGCCTCACACGAATAGTTCTCTTCCATTGTTCCTCTCTTTCTTGCCTCACCCCCACGGTGAGGACATCTCTAACCCTTGCGGGTCACCTTGTCTCGGGCAGGCACCCGAAGTCCTCAGCGCACAAGTCAGCGCCGATCAAATCTAGAAACTCTACCGACAGCCACAACACGACCGTGGCGAGCATGGCGAGAGCGACAGTTCGTCGCACGATGTAGCGCCAGCGGGGAAGTGGCCTCATCATGGCGTGTCCCCCGCCATGTTGACCAACTCCCCGACAAACTCGCCCAGACTGTCAGGCTCCACGCCGCCAAGCGACACGGAACGGACCTCGTGCCACTCGCCAGGAACGTCTGAACACTCGCGCTGAACGTCCAGATAGATGATGGAAAACCCGAACTCTAAAAGGTCGCACAACTGTCCGCGCAAGCTTCGACGCAACACCGGATCACGCACCGCGTCCGATGGGGGTTGCCACCAATACCGGTCACACGACCGCCCGACACTCACGATCTCGGCTCCACCGTCGAACCCGTCCGGCCGCACCGACCCGCCCTGCCAGTAGCGGGGCAAAGGTTCGACCCTGCCATAACACTCGAAGTCGTTGACTGTGGTGAAGTCGTCAGGATAAGAACCGATGACGGCGCGGTAGGTTCGCCCGTCCTCACCGGTCCACGTTTCGGATGTTGTAGCGTCGTCTGTCGGCGGGGTCAGCCCGTCGGCAACGTCAGCGGGGATGTCCACCGCAAGAACATCGGCACTCATCAGACATCACCCCCAGACAGACCGCGCAAATACTTCACGCAGTCCACGATCCAGCCAGCGACAGACTCCACCGTCCGAACCGTCGGGGGCGGGAACTTCAGACGCATGACTAGCGACACCTCGTCGTCGTAGTCGGACTGGCCGACCTCGTAATAGGTGTAAACGTCACCACCGAACTCGTCGGTAGAAAGGTCGCCGCCCAATAAACCGAACAACGCCTCCGCAACGTGATGCCCCTCAGGGAACGTCACCCCGAAGTTCTGGCACCCCCCGCCGGTCTGCCACACGTTCAGTTCGACACCGTAGGCGCGACAATAGTCGATGACCGCCGAGTAGATATGGGCGAACCCTCGCCCCGAGTAATAACAGACATAGCAAATAGGTGTCCCACCGTCGGCCATCGGCCGAGTTTCGTACACCCGAGGTTCGTCGCCCTGCGTCACCGTCTGCGACGTAGCGCCACAAGAGACGCACGCCAGCCCCGTTGTCGTTTTCATCATTCCGTTTCCTTTCTCGTGAAATGGTCCCACCGATGCCCGAACGTCATCGGGTCATGTCGGAAACCGTCCGAACCGTCACCGGTTCCCGTGTCAGCCAACACCGCAAGACGAGCCAAAGCTTGCCCCAGAGTGGCATAAACCTCGGTCCACTCGTTCGCCACGTTGTCGCCCCATTGGAGGACGTACACCGGCGCTACCCCGTCGATGTCATCCGGCCGGAACGTGCGCCACACCTCAACGGGAATCATGTCGCCCGTGTGCGGGATGTCCCCCGACACCAGTCGTTCAGATGGCCGCCCCATCATGCCGACACCCCATCCCAGTTCGGCACGAAGTCGTCCAAAAGATGCCGGCCGACCTCGGCGGTATCGATACGCCATACCGACCCGACATCGGACCTCATCAGGCGCACCCACTCGGCACCCTCACACTCGTCCCACAACTCTTCGACTGCCTCAACCATGTGCGCGCCGATCACCGACGGCAACACCTCGTCAAGATAGGTGGGGATAGACGCGAACTCGCGGGTTCGTTCCTCAGCCCACGACCACAACCCCTCGTCGTTGCTTAGATGAAGGTAGAACGCCCACGTTTCGCGGTTCGCCCAACCGTTGTACGTCTCTTCCATTGTTGTTCCCTCTCTCTTTGTAGTCTGTCTCATCAGCGCGGGGAGACCATCCCCCACGGACGCACCCTAGTGAGTGCGTTTCGACTGGTCAAGGTCAGAACGGATCTGACACCGCCAACCGTGGCCGCTCATCGGGGAACTTCACCGACGACTCACCAACCCACGACCGCCCACGACCCGCGACCGGCTCAACTTCGAAATCCAACCGTCCGAACACTTGCCGAACGTCGCGTACCGTGACTTCGAATCCGGGACCGTTCGACCCGTTCGGGTAGTAGGTGCCGACCTTGCCAAGATTCTTTGCCAGTTCTGCGACAGTCACGAGATCACCCCCGACGCACGGAGAACGCGATCCCCGCACCCGTCACCGTAGTAGTTGCCGCAAAACGCGAGACCGTTGATCGACACGCCGTCGCCCGCATCCACCGGACGATCACACTCGGCGCACCGCACCACCGCCTCGCAGTCGTGGCCGTAATGCCACTCGGCGGCGTCGGTCTCGTCGAACAAGTCGAACACCCGACCACACTCGTCACACTTAGCCATTCGTTACCCTCTCTCTCAATAGCCACCCCCACTAGGTGACTAACTAGAAGCGTACTCGCACCCCCACCCAAAGTCAAGCAAAAGCTCATAACTGATACAGATAGCACCCCATCACCCCCAGAGATACTAGGCGCGACTCGGAACCAAGCCACCCCGAAAACTTTGACACACTTTTACGGGGAGCTGGGGCAGTTGTGTGTCATCCGGAGACTTTACTCTCAGGGGTACCCCCGCCCATAAGACATCTTATGTCAAGTACCCCCACTTTGTCCGTACATTTTGACCACCACCCCCTATGTCCGGACATTTAGGCCAACCGGGGGTCTGCCGCGACGCACCGCCCCTGGTACTCCTATTATCTGTGTGGGAGATGTGTGGTTTTTCTGGTATCGCTGCGGGAGATGGGTTGGTAGGGAGGTCTATGTCCCCCGTCCAGTTGCCACACTTGGACTCCCTCCGCTTTGTTTAGGGTCGCGGGAATACGACGGATACTTTGTTAGCCCCCTCGTTTTCGTGCCTCGGACCGGGTTCGTCGCCGTGTCAGGGGCATGAGGGTTGAACCCCGTTTCCGGGGGCTGATGGCCCGCACCGTGCTACTGGTGTACACCCTTTTCGAGCTGCTTGGCTCCTGGTTGTCGAGTGTATCATCGTCGGCAGCGCCATGTGCGGCGTTTGCCACGGTAGTAGTTCAGAATGGCTCCCAGAAGGAGTCGGTCGATGCATTCTCCTGCTTGACAGTAGAGACAGATGACGTAGTCGTTGTCGCATTCGCAGTTGTCTGCGAGGTGTTCGAGGAGTTCGTAGACTCCGTCGTCGTCTGGTTCTTCTCTATCTGGTCCTGCCATATGGGGCTTTTTTCTGTGTTGAATCCTCTGAAGCAGGTGCAGGGCCGGACTTGGGTGTAGACGTTTCCGACTTTGTCTGTGTAGTTGTCGGCTGGCATCCATCCGCTGTTGTCGCAGATTTCGCAGTTGTCTACGGGTTGTAGTGGTTTGTTTTGCCGGTTTCTGCGTCGTTCGGCTCTGAGTAGGTCGCGGAACTTGTAGTAGTTGGGCCAGCGGGTTTCGCCTCCTTGTAGGTGGTTGGCGAATGCTGTTCCGATTTCTTCTTTGGTGTATCGGATGGCGAGTTCGACCCAGTAGTCGAATACTTCGGGGTCGTTGCGCCAGGGCGGGAAAGCTGGCTTCATCCGTTTTTCGATGCTTGCGAGGATGCCTCGAGCTTGGTCTTTCGGGGTTTCGAGCATAGTTACCTCCTGCGCTCGTACTTGAAGTTGTGTTTGAGGCTAGCACATGCTGTCAACCACCTAAAAAATGGTGTCTGATCTGGGGGGTACTGTTGTTTGTGTTTTGGTACCGACGGTTGACTGGTGGTGCTGGTGGTGTATGATGTTGTTGCCGGCGAGTTTCATCCTTTCCTCGTTGGTACACCCCACAACACAGGTTGAGCGGGGCCGGTATACCTCCGCCGGTCCTGCTCCCTGTGGGTAAACTGTTGGGACGATGACTGGGACGAAGAACAGTGGGCGGCGTACTGTGCCGCAGGAGGACAAGATCAGGTTTTGGGAGGCGCGTGCTGCGGGCATCTCAATCAAAGAAGCTTGCAAGATTGCGGGCATTCATTACAACACTGGTCAGAAGTGGGATGCGAAACGCCGCCAGTTGCAGACTGACAACGAGCTTGCGAAGTTTGATGTCAAGAAGGCGTTAGTTCAGTCGGGTAGGGATGCCGCCGAGCTGCGTCAGTCGTTGGACGAGGCCGCCGATCTGCCGCCGGTCATCCCATATGAGCGTCTGTCGGAGCGTGCGAAGCGTGGCTGGGACGATTTTGACTATTTCCGGCGTGTCTATCTGGGGCGTGTGCCGTCTCCGTGGCAGGTCGACGCCGCCTACAAGATCGTTCAGCACCTAGAGTCGGAAGAGAAAGAGTTTCTGGTACTGAACTGTCCGCCTGGTGCCGGCAAATCCACCCTGTTCCACGATGTTGCGGTGTGGTGCATCGTCAGGAACCGTGCGATCCGCGTGTTGATCGGTTCTATTTCGCAGACGTTGGCAAAACAGTACAGCCGGCGTATCCGTGAGACGTTGGAACGCCCGACCCGGCTAATTGCGGACCCTGAGATGGTGAAGAAGGGGTTGACGCAGGACGCTGAGGGTTGTTTGGCGCAGGATTACGGCCGTTTCAAACCGTTGGCGTCGGGTTCGTTGTGGCGTGCCGAAGAGTTCATTGTTGAGCAGACAATTCCTGGCGGGTTGGACAACAAAGAACCGACCGTGTCGGCGTACGGCATCGATTCGGAGTTCATCGGTCACCGTGCCGACCTGTGTCTGTTTGATGACGTGGCGTCACCGGAGAACGCTAAGGAGTCGGTGGCCCGTGACCGGCTGTTGGAGCGGTGGGATTCGATGGCTGAAGCCCGTTGCGACCCTGGCGGTCTGGTGAACGTGATCGGTCAGCGTCTCGGACCCGGCGATCTGTACGCGCACTGTATGGCGAAAGTGATTTACGAGGATGACGAAGAGGACGACGGCGAAGACATCACCGTCGAGGAACATCTGAAAGACCCTGTCAAAAAGCAGAAGTATCACCAACTGATTTATAAGGCGTATTACGACGAGTTGGATACTGGTCCGAAGTCACGGAAGAAGGATGCTGCCCCGTGGCCCGAAGGCCCACTGTTGGACCCGGTGCGTTTGCCGTGGAAAGACCTGTCGTACATCCGATACAACCAGCCCCAAAAGTTTCGGGTCGTCTACCAGCAAGAGGATGTCGACCTTGATTACCAGCTTGTTGACCGGTCGATGATCACGGGCGGTGTCGCGCACGACGGCATTCACTACGAGGGCTGTATTGACCGGGAACGTCAACCGGGTTATATCCCTCGCGGGTTGCAGCCACCGTGGATTTCGATTATTTCGGTGGACCCGTCACCATCCCAGTTCTGGGGTGTCATCTGGACTGTCGTTCAGCCTGATCTGGGTCTGTATCACGTTGTTGACATTGAACGTGTCAAGTTGACTGCTGAAGAGTTGTTGGGTTACGACATGGCTACCGGCACTTACACTGGCATTTTGCCTGAGTGGATCGCCAGGTCGGAAGAGATGTGGTATCCGGTGTCACACGTCGTGGTCGAGGTGAACGCCGCACAGCGGTTCTTGTTGGCCCACGATTTCGTTCGTCGTTGGCAGGCGTTG